TCGAGCCGCCCAAGACCGAGAAGGGTGCGCCGTCGATCACGGCCGCGATGCTCGACGGCCTTCACCACCCCGTCGCCGACGCCATCAAGCGCGCCCGCAAAGTGAACAAACTGCGCACGACATTCGCCGCGTCGGTGCGCGAGCACCAGGTCAAAGGACGGCTGCACTGCCAGTTCAATCAGTTGCCGCGGAGCGATGACTCCAGCAGCGACAGCGATGAGGAGGGCGAGGGCGCGCGCTTCGGCCGCATGAGCAGCAGCAAGCTCAACCTCCAGCAGCAGCCCTCGCGCGACGACTTCTCGGCAATGTGGCGCGCGATCTACCTGCCGGAGGAGGACGAGCAGTGGGCTTCGATCGACTACTCCAAGCAGGAGCCCTTGGCCGAGCGGCTCCGACTGCGCGGCGCAAAGGAGTGCGCGGACCAGTACCGCCGCGACCCGAAGTCGGACATCTACCAAGTCGTCGACAGCTTCATCAACGTCGGCCGCAAGCAGAGCAAGATCATCTTTCTGGGCCGCGCCTACAACATGCAGGCGAAGAAGCTGGCCGTGGACCTGGGCAAGCCGACGCGCCTGATGGTCTACGGCCCGCGCGGCACCTCCTACCCCGTCGACAGCGACATGGGCAGGCAACTGGTCGGCCAGGGCAACAAGAAGTTCGTCGGCGCCTGCGAGGAGGTGGAGGAGTACGTCCGCAAGATCGACGCCGAGATGCCGTTCGTCAGGGAACTGTCGGAGAAGGCCGAGAAGCACGCCAAGGCCAACGGCTTCGTGCGCACCGAGAGCGGGCGCCGCTGCCACTTCGAGCAGGACGAGAACGGCAACTACCAGTTCACCTATCGTGCGCTCAACCGGCGCATCCAGGGAAGTGCCGGCGATCAGACAAAGCAGGCACTTGTGAACATAGACCGCGAGGGCTATCGTATCCTCTTCCCCGTCCACGACGAGATCGCGAACTCCATCAAGAGCCGCAAGGAAGCCGACGCCATCGCCGAGATCATGTGCAGCGCAATCAAGATCGAGATGGACATGCGGGTTGACATTGAGATCGGGGAGTCGTGGGGTGGCAGCATGGGGCATGTATGGAAGGATGTGGCATAGAGAACCGCTGCACTGACAATAACCAACAGGAACACTATCAATGAACAAAGAAGTATTGGTCCGCGCTATCTACGATGTGCTGCCGAAAGACACGAATCTCCGCAAGCAGGACGTCGCCGTAGTGATCGACGCGCTCGGCCCCGCCGTGCAGTCGCTGCTCAAGAGCGGCAGCGAGATGGTCGTCGTGCCAGGGCTCGGCCGCATCAAGAAGGTCTTCACGGAAATCCGTCATGCGCGCAACCCGCGCACAGGCGAGGCCATCGTCGTCGACGCCCACTACAAGGTCAAGTTCGCGCCCAGCGGAGAACTGAAAACAGCCGTACGCGAGTAGCCGCACCGTGTCCGAGAAGGCTATGTGGGAGACGCTGCGACCGCACCTGGTCTCGCTCGATCCCCAGCGCGTCGAGAACTCCTGCACTCCGGGTTGCCCGGACACCGAGTTCATTGGCGGCTGGATGGAACTGAAAGAGATCGTCATGCCCAAGCGCAAGGCGCCGATCCTGAAGGTACCGAAGTACGTGCAGGAGCAGCGCGTCTGGGCGGTGCAGAGACATCGTCACGGCGGCAAGGTGTGGTTCCTGCTGAAGATCGGACACGTCTGGCTGTTGTTCAAGGGGGAGGTCGCTGCAACGGTGGTGGGCAGATGCTCGCTTGAGGAGACGATTGCTGCGGCCCACAGGAAGTGGGAACGCAGCGTCAATGGAAAAGAACTACTAGAATGTCTACGCCCCTGACTGCCTTCGAGATCGACGACCACGAACATCTTTTTTTATGGCGCCGCCGCGAGAAGCTATCGCAGACCGATGCTGCAAAAGAATTCGGCCTGAAGCGCAGCGTGTACCAGCTGTGCGAGGAAGCCAAGCGCGGCATCGACTTCGCGTTCGACCCGCAGACCGACCTGACCGAACAGGAGTACTGCGTGCTGATGCGCATGCGCTACGGCATGACGCAGGACGAGATCGGTGATGCGATCGGGGTATCGCGCGTGTGGGTGAACATGATGGAGAAGGGGAAGGTCAAGGTGGAGAAGCTGCTGGCGTATTGGTCCTGATCCACTCATGACCAACATCACCCTCTCCGTCGTCCCGGACACCGCCGCTGCGATAGCGTTCCTGGAGCGCATGTTCCCGGCAGGACCGTGGAACCTCACCGCGATCAAGCCCGACGAGAAGCCCTCATATCCGACCGGCATCTCGTTCACCGTCGATCAGCGTCAAGCGTGCTTCGACTGGATCGAGCGCTGGCAGGGCAAGCGTAACCTGTACTTTCAGCTCAACGCCCTGATGGCACCGCTGGGCACGCGGGCCAACGGGGACAAGTTCAACAAGGCGCACAAGGAGGACGTGCGCGCGATGACGCACCTTCACGTCGACGTCGATCCGCGCGTTGATATCGACGCGCCGAAGGATCTCGACGACGATGCGCTGAAGGCGCACACCAAGAAGTACCTGATCGGCGATCGGTCTCGCATTTTAAGGATGCTCGGCGCGTTCCAGCCGGCGCCGACCGTCATCATCTTCTCCGGCGGCGGCTACCAGGCGCTGTGGCAGCTTGAGGAGGACGACCGCCTCGTCGTCGAGGGCAACGTCGACAAGTGCGAGCAGATCGAGGCGTATAACCGCCAGATCGAGCGGCAGATGCAGGCCGACAACTGCCACAACATCGACCGCATCCTGCGCTTGCCAGGCACGATCAACGTCCCGGACGCGAAGAAGCGCAAGAAGGGTCGCCAGATGGAACTGGCAACGGTGATCGAGTTCAACGACAACGTCTACCCGCTCGACCGCTTCGTCCCGGCCGTGCGCGTGCAGCAGGAGGTGACGTCGATCATCGGCCGCAAGCCGTCGAGGATGCGCGTCTCGGGCAACGTCACGTCGATCGGCGTCGAGGAACTTCAGCACTGGGCCGCCGACAACAAGAAGTCGATCTCGGACCACTGCTACGCGCTGATCGCCACGGCGACCGACCCACTCGACCCAGGCAAGTACCCGTCGCGATCAGAAGCCCTGTTCCGCGTCTGCTGCGAGCTGACCCGCAACGAGGTGCCGGACGACATGATCTTCTCGGTCATCACCGGCAACAACGAGATCGCCGTCAGCGTGAAGGAGAAGCCCAACTGGGAGTCCTACGCGATGCGGCAGATCGAGCGCGCGAAGGAGGAGGTCGAGGAGCCTTGGCTGCGCATGCTCAACGAGAAGCACTGCGTCATCGCGGACATGGGCGGCAAGGTGCGGGTCATCAGCGAGTCGTTCGATCACTCGCTCAACAGATCCCAGATCAGTGCCCAGACCTTCGACGACTTCAGGGCGCGGTACTCGAACGTGCTGGTCACCTGCGGGACCAACGGGAAGGGTAAGGCGCTGACGATGGACGCCGGGAGCTACTGGCTCGCCAACCCTCGGCGCAACCAGCGCGAGTCGATGTGCTTCCTGCCCAACGTGGACAACGACGAGGTCTACAACATGTGGCGCGGGTTCGCCTGCGACGCGATCCCCGGCGACGACCACCTGCCCTTCCTGGAGCACGCCAAGCGCAACATCTGCAAGAACAACGCGACCTACTACGAGTACATGATCAAGTGGATGGCGCGCGCCGTCCAGCAACCCGGCCTGCAGGGCGAGGTCGCGGTGATCCTGCGCGGCAAGAAGGGCACCGGCAAGAGTTTCTTCATCAAGAACTTCGGCAACCTGTTCGGGCGCCACTACCTGTACATCACCAACGCGAACCACCTCGTCGGGCAGTTCAACGGGCATCTGCGCGACACCGTTTTGCTCTACGCGGACGAGGCGTTCTACGCGGGCGACAAGAAGCACGAGGCTGTGCTGAAGGGGTTGGTCACCGAGGACACGCTGATGGTCGAGCTGAAGGGCATCGACGCGCGCCAGGCCCGCAGCTGCGTCCACATCATGATGGCGTCGAACGAGGCGTGGGTAGTGCCTGCAGGCGAAGACGAGCGCCGCTACTTCGTGCTCGACGTGGGCGAGGAGAACAAGCAGGACATGTCGTTCTTCGGGAAGATGCAGAAGCAGATGGACAAGACGGGCAGGCAGCACCTGCTCTACTACCTGATGCACCTGGACCTGTCCGACTTCGAGGTGCGCCGCGCGCCCGTCACCGAGGCGCTGAACGACCAAAAGATGTTGTCGATGTCGCCGG